GAAAGATTTAACAGGAATATTCACACACTAAAAATATAAGCTATGCCATTGAATTTAGAAGAAATATTAGCATTGCCCGATATCGGGCAGAAGATAAACTATCTGAAGAAAGGTAGGAAAACTGAACTTCCCGACCGTTGCAAACTTTGGGATGATTGGAATCCGGAACGCCATGAAATCATGGTTGACGAAAAGAAATATCCGGACAGAAAGGTTCTTGAAAAAGAAGCAGAGAAGCACTTCGATGAAAAAACGGGTAAGACTTATGAAATCGAAGCAAAGTATAAGACTGAACCGGTGAACCGTATCTCCATTCCATTGGAACAAGATATAGTGAATATTCAAACAGCTTTCACGGTCGGCACAGAACCGTCTATGGATTGCACTCCGACTGATGATGATGAAAAGAAGCTGCTGGATGCGGTCAAAGCTGTATTCAAGTCCAACAAAATCAAATCTCAGAACAAGAAGATTGTCCGTGCCTGGCTCTCCGAACAGGAAGCGGCAGAATATTGGTATGTTACCGATGATGATTCGTTTTGGGCAAAGTTTTGGAAGAAAATAAAGACTACCTTCGGGGGGAAGGTAAAACCCACCAAGAAACTGAAAAGCGTGTTATGGTCTCCATTCAGAGGTGATAAGCTATACCCGTTCTTTAACGACGAAGGTAAAATGATTGCTTTCTCACGTGAGTACAAGAAGAAGCTCATGGATGATTCGGAGGTCATCTGCTTTATGACTATCACGGACAAAATGGTTTATCAATGGGATTTGTCTAAAGGGTATGAAGAAAGAACGCCTTTTGCTCATGGATTCCCAAAACTACCGGTTCTCTATGCTTATCGTCCAGAACCTTATTGCAAGAAGATAAAGACATTCCGTGTCCGGCTGGAAAAACTGTTATCCAATTATGCTGATTGCATCGATTATCATTTCTTCCCATTGCTGAAGCTAATTGGAGATGTAGAGGGTTTCATGGGTAAGGTTAAGGATAGAATGGTCAAACTTACAGGTGAAGGTGCGGATGCTCAATATCTGACATGGAACCAAGTTCCGGATACGGTACGTTTTGAAGCAGAAACACTCACCAATATGGCTTATGATATGTCAAACACTCCAAGAATATCCTTTGAGACGTTGAAGGGGGTAGGCAAAGCATCAGGGACCGCTTTCCGCTTTATGTTCATGGGCGCACATATGGCGGTAGAAAATCACGGTGAGGCTATCGGTGAGTTCTTGCAGCGGAGAGTAAATTTTATTGTTTCCGCTTTAGGCTCTATCAATCCAACCGAGTTTAGCAAGGCATCGCAAACCATTGACATAGAGACAGAACTGGTTCCATATATGATTGATGATTTGAATGATAAGGTGACTACTGCGGTTTCCGCTGTCAGTGGTGGCATCTGGTCAACGCGTGAGGGAATCATGTTTGCCGGGAATGCTGATAGGGTAGAAGAGGAGCTTGCAGAAATCAAGGAGGAACAAGGGGCAAAGAATAACAATGCAGTGTCTCCTAACTCCAAAGGATAATTCATTACTTCATGTTCTTATCGTACTATTGAGCGGAGCTAATTTAGTTCCGCTTTTTTATTGCTAAATTCTATATTATAGAATATATTCTCTGGAAAAATTTTATAATTCAAAATTAATTCATATTTTTGCATCAAACAAAAGAGGTATGAGGATTGTATCACATAAGAAATTGAAAGAGTTCTACGAGACGAAAGGCTATGAAGATTCACGCATAGCCTTAGAACGTTGGTATGATATAGTGGAAAAAGCTGAATGGAAGAACCTATCAGACATTAAAGTGGATTTTCTTTCTGCTGACTATGTAGGCAACCAACACTACGTTTTCAATATCAGAGGCAACAACTATCGGTTGGTTGTCGTTGTTAAGTTTACAATTGGGTACGTCTTCATTCGCTGGGTTGGTACTCATAAAGATTACGATAAGATAGATTGTTCAACCATTTAAGAGATAGAAGTATGAATAAAGTAACGAAAGAACAGTATGAATTTGCTTTGGCGAGAGTGGAGGAACTTCTGCCATTGGTTGATGACAATACGCCTTCAAATGATAAGAATGCGGTGGAGCTTACAGTTATGTCCGATGTTGTGATAGCATACGAAAAAGAACATTATCCGATAGAAAAACCGACTGTTGCGGAATTGATAGAGTTATCCCTTGAAGAGAAAGGGATGAGTCAAAAGCAACTTGCTGGTGAGATTGGAATAAGTCCATCGCGTGTGAATGACTATATCTCCGGACGTTCGGAACCGACCCTCAAAATTGCGAGGTTGCTATGTCGAGTGCTGAATATACCTCCGGCCGCAATGTTGGGATTCTAATCCAAAATACAAATATGAAAAAGAGAAAGAAAATAGTATTACTACTAGGTGCAGGTTTTCCTGTAGCATGGGGAGCTCCATTTTCCAAAGATATTCTTGATAGAATAATTGAAGATAAAGAATATATGTATGATAGTAATACAACTTGGGGTAAATTTATATTTGATACATTAAAATCTTTTTATGAAGAGGAGGACGGAGTCACTGTTAATTTCGAGACAGTGATTGCTGCATCGGAATCTATAATGAATTATGTTATAGCGTCAACCAATGAAAACAGGAATTCGTATAATACGTCATTTACTCCTGCTGTTAATGTCCTAATAGACTCCATCCAGCAAAAACTAAATGAGATATCTGATAAATTAGAGAAAAGGAGGCATTTTTATTCTATATACAAACATTTTGTGGATATTGTTATTCAACTCATTAAGGAATATGATGAAAAAGCTTGTGCTGCTGAGTATAAACTGCTAAATGAAAGATTGAACGAATTTATTGAATCTTTATTGAACAAGAAATATTCAGTAAAAATATATACCACAAATTATGACGCTATGATACCTCAGATTCTTTCAAAGCGTAAAATATATATGGGGGAACATTTGTTATCTGATTATAGTATTGTTTATAAAGCTGATTATTTAAGAAATAAAGACTCTCATTTAAGTTACTTTTACCTACATGGCTCTATCTATTGGACTTTTAAATTTGTAGAGAATAAATATAGAGTTGTAAAATCTACGATAACTGGAGAGGTGCAATCCTTAACTGCTCAAGGCGGAAATCCGAGTGAGAATTTAATTTTTAGCCCGATAATTGTTGGGTATACTAAGACTCAAAGAAGTCTAATGAATCCTTTTAATATCGGATTTACTAATTTTGCAAATGATTGTAATGATTGCAATAAGTTGCTAACAATAGGGTATTCGTTTTCTGATCCACATATTAATTCTATAATTCAAACTAATGTAGACTTTAATAAAGTTCGGCTTGCATATATAGGATTCGTTGAAAGGTTTGAAGGTTCTTCAGAGTATACGAAAATAGATTACTTCATAAGAAGATTGTATAAAAAAAACGAGGATGAAAGTTGGTTCAACTCAATTAATAATAATTTTGTTGCATATAAAAAAGGGTTTTCTAATTTTATAGAGAATAGAGATAATTGGACTAAGATTTAAAGATTGCTAGCATAAAAAAGGCGTGATTCACTCAGTTTCACGCTTTTTTTATACTCATTTCCCACAATCACCTGATTGTGGTTTTCTACCACTCCAATTATTCCCCTTTCATTCACTTACTGACTACTTTATATACCGTATTTACGACAATGGATTGATTGTCGTGAATGGGAAGCCTAAATATTTATCAGTCATCTGTATTGGTAGTATTTTTATTTCCGCAAATTGAATCTCAAATTTTAATTCATACGGTATGACAATCTTAGAACAAATTTTGGCAGGGCTGCAACAGAAGTTTACTGGGGTGGACACTGCTATCTTAACCCGAATCGCTACTAAAAAAGCAGAGGGTGTAACGGACGAGACAAAGGTAAACTCAATTGTTGAGGGTATCAGTTTTTCGGACGTGCTTAACTCCTATGGTGATTTCCGTGCCGGGGATGCTTCCAAGACCGCAGTTTCCAACTACGAAAAGAAACATAACCTTAAAGACGGTAAGTCAATTGAGAATCCTAATCCCAATCCTAACCCTAATCTGAAGCTGGAAGATAAGACGGACGACATGGCGGCTATTATTGCTAACGCAGTGAGTGCAGCCGTTAAACCTCTTTCTGATAAGCTCGCTCAATTCGAGACAGAGAAGTTACAAGCTACCCGGCAGGAGCAGATTATGGCAAAGGCAAAGGAGTATGGTATTCCCGAAAACTACGCCAAACGATGCGCCATTAAGGACGATGAGGACTTGGACGCATACTTCAAGGACTTGAAGCAGGAGTTCGCAAATGACGGCTTCAAAGGCGTAACCCCTCCCGAATCAGCGGAAGAGAAGATTGAGAAAGAATCTGAATCTATCGCTAAAATGATTGATGAGGGTACGAAAACTATTGTTGAACAAAACAAGAATTAATTATGTCAGCAGGATTTAAGTATGACTTGGTTCCACCCGTTGAGCAAGAGGAACGCTACGATGTCCAGACCGGCATTCGTAGACGTGGTCCGTTCAAACTCGACACGCAGAACCTGGTAGTGGGAAGTTTTCTTCCCGGATTTACACCGATTTGTGCGGACTTGAAAAACAAGTTCGCTTATGCGGTAATCAATGTGAGAGTTGCGGAAGCCTATACCACTGGTGGAGAGGCTTTGTCTATCAAAGTAGCTAAGAACTCTTTGGCTTATGTGGGTATGTTTGTCGGAAACGGCAAGAAAGGTGCAGAAGTAACGGCAATTGATAAGTCTAATGCCAACTACGATGTATTGACTATCAAGGCTGCTTTTGGTGAGAATATTGCCAAAGATGCTGTATTATTCAATGCGGTTGCAGTTGATGGTTTAAAGCAAAAGCATGTGGCTAATTCGGCTCTGTTTAACCGTACAAAGGTTGAGGACGGAATCACATTGGTTTCATTGCTTCGTACAGCCGCAGAAATTGAACCCTCAAAATTGGTTATGCCGTTCTCCGAGAACGATAAAGCCAACATGAAGGGATGGTTTGAATTTAACGAGTAAGGAGGTAGGATATGTTTTTAACGATTCAAACATTATTCGATGATGCGAACATTGTTTCCGCTATCATCAGACGTGTGAACCAGACACGCACGGACACAATCTATTGGCAGCAGTATCTTACTTTCCGCAGAGTGACTACTCGTGTGTTCAAAGACTATATCGGTTCTGTAACTGGAGTTTTGGCCGGATCCATCAATTCGCGTTTTGGAGAGAAACCCATCCGTGAACGTCGGAACATCGGTTCCGGATATGGTGAGATTGCCTATTTGGGTGATGCTTATCAGATGTCTATTGACCGTCTTTCTGAATTGCAGGATTTGATTGACAAGTTCAATGCCGCTAAGCCAGCCGACCAAAAGGCTGCAATGGAAGAGATTGTAAACTTCCTGGCAGACGACTACCGTCAGATTACCCTTGCCGCCCACAAGCGTATGGATATTATTGTCGGTGCGCTGTTGATGCTTGGTGAAGCCACCGTTTACAACAAAGACGCTGCAATCACTTCCGGTCAGACCAATAATAAACTGCTGGAGATTACCCTTCCGTTCAATTTTATCAAGCCGAAAAGTGGAGATGTGGTTGTGGACGGAAAGAATATGTTTATCTCTTATTTGAGAGAGAAACTTCATTCCTTGGCACCGGACTATGGCGTTTATGCCAAGATGATAATGACCCGTGCAACCTTCAACAAGAATGTGCTTGGCTCTTCTGAATTTGGTGAGCAGTACAAGATGATTCTCGGCAGCAACGAAATGAAGTTGAGTACGGGTTTGATTTCTTCTTCGTTGGCTTCCGAAGTGTTCACCGGCATCGGTCTGCCTCGCATCGAAATCAAGGAGGACTACGTGAAAGACCAGACGGGAAAGAATGTGCAGATTTACGCGGATAACCGTATTACTCTGTTACCTTCTGACAACATTGGTTATATGCGCCATCATACCCCGTATGAAGCGACAGACCCAGTACAAGGACGTACTTATATCCCGTCAGAGGGGCAGATGCTTATCTCCAACTACCGTGATAAGAACGGTCGCTACATGGAATATACGGCAGAGTGGATTCCGCAGATTTCCAACCCGGACTTGATAACCAATTTCGATTTGAACGAAATTGCATCCATCCAATCAGCATAAGGGGGTAGGATATGAAAGTAAAGGTTATATCAGTTTTCCGCGACAAGTTCACCGGAAAGTATTACACTCCCGGTGAAGTGATTGAAGTCGGTGAGGAAGCCCGTGTGCTGGATATGGAAAGCCGCAGACTTGCTGAACGGATTGAGGCAAAAAATCCCGAAGTGAAAGCCCCTGAAGAAAAGAAAGAGGTGAAAATTTCCCTCTTTGAAAAGGAGTTTGAGAAGAAGGCTTTGGTTGACGCTTTGAAGTCTATCGGTGCGCAGGCTTCCGGCAATATGAAAGAGGAAACTCTTTTGTCTAAGGTTTCAGAACTGGATGAAGAATCAACAGCCAAACTGAAAGAAGCATTAGGTATCGAGTAAAAGGATAGGGTATTGCTTCTACCCTTCCATTGTCTAATTTTATAAATCAGAAAAGAAATGAAGAATTTTATTTTTGCCATGTGTGGTTTTTTGATGATGTCTTTGGTCTCGTTGAGCGTGCAGGCATCAAGTGTGGAATCTCCCAAGTGTGAATATGTGAATCCATCGGTTAATGCCGGTTTGCCGGATATTCAGTCTATCACTTTGGAAACGGCTCCGGCTGATTGTGTTGTACTAACCATGCCACAGACTATATTCTTGGTTGCAAATAACCCGGCTATGATGTGTTCGATGAAAGAGGAAGCGGCTATTCAAGGGATACGAATTAATGTTCCCAAATGCCCGTTCAGATACATCTATAAATCAAAGTATTGCACGCATTATAGCTATACCGCATATAGTAAACTGATTACACCATATTGATTGATAACAGTCATGAGTAACAAGGAGTTTGTATTAAGCGTATTTGATAAGAATCCCCCGTCTAATCTTGTAGTTGAAAATATACTTTCAAGAACGGGATTGGATGGCGAAGAACCTTTTGCCGAGGAAAATAGGGCAAGATTAGAGGTCGCTTGTGCCAAGCAAATTCCGTGGATGATACAAAATCCATCTTCGGTCAGCGAAAGCGGATTTTCTGTGTCTTGGTCTAATTATGTTGATAGCCTAATGAAATTGTACTCATGGCTGTGTAAGCAGTACGGCTTGAAAGACGAACTGAGTAACAAACCTAAAGTGACTTTTTTATGATATTCGCTCCACACATATTGCAGGTAAAAGTTATCACCCCGATGGATAAGGATGAGTTTGGCAGACCTATTCCTGGAACAGGTGGTGAATACTGGCAGGAGGTATGCAAGTGCCGTTGTGATGATAACACTACCAAAGAGTTTTCATCTGATAACGGCTCTGTGTATCGTCCGAATTATCATGTGGTGTGTGAGAAGAGAATTACTGTCAAGGCTGGTGATGAAGTACGTTGCATGGATGGTGATGGCGTAAGAGGTCAAGGCGAAGTCTACACGATAAAGAGTACAAACTACTTTAACTACTCGGAATTATGGATGTAGATTTCGATTTCTCAGATGTCGACTCCTTTTTCGATGAAGGAGAATGGGAGGTCGAAAAGAAGATGATTGATGTAGGCGATGAAGCCGTGAAGTACGCGGAGGAACATGGCGATTATCAAGACCACACACTCACTTTGAGAACATCCAATGATTACGATGTCGATAAAGACGGTTTGACGCTGAAAAACGAAGCGGAATACGCTTCATTCGTGGAATCTAAGGGATATGATGTTTTGAGTAGTGCTGCTTTATATGCGGAGAAACGATTAAAAGAAGAATTTGAAAAATGAAAAAGTACATTGGAACAAAACAGATTGAAGCAGAACCTATGACATTGGGTGAAGCTTGCAGTAAAGGCTTGGTAAAAAGTGAAATAGAAGAGAATGAGTCTTATAAACTAGGATATCACACTCGTACTGAATATGGCTATGAAAGTTGGTCACCCAAAAAACTGTTTGAAGAATCATATCGAGAAGTCAAGGAAGAAACTCCTATCTGTTTCGGTGATGCTATAGACGTTTTGAAACAAGGTGGCGCTATCCGTAGAAAGGGCTGGAACGGGAAAGGATTAATGGTATTCAAACAGGTTCCAGCTCATATAGAGAGTGATGTTATTCCAAAGATGCAATCTCTTCCGCAATCAGCAAAAGACCTTATTCTGAAAGGCAAAGGTTTCATTGACTATACGAGTCAATGCCTTATTTACAACGAGAACACCGGGCGTGCTGATTCATGGATTCCGTCTATCAGTGATGTGTTTGCCGAAGATTGGGAGATTGTGAAATGATAGTAACCACCGACATAGGAAACATTCTCTACCGGGACTGCAAGGCTTTCGGAATAAGCATAGTACCCAACGGGGAAACGCTGACGGGTGAATTGACCTCTGAAAGAATCGTTATCCACACGAAGAAACAACAGCCGGGAAAGTATTGGAAGAAGTCTTTCGCAGAAGTGAATCTATGTGTACCCAATTTAAGCGAGGATGAAGCGAACACAATCCGGCTTAACGAACTTGAAAGAAAGGCTGGCAAGCTGCTTGATGATGTAGTAAGCACCTATGACGGTACAACCTATCGTTACTCTATCGAATCAATTGGCACGGAAGCGGATACAGCTTTGAAATGCCATTACGTGAATGTGAGAATTTTATTTGAAGTAATAAATGTAAAACTATAAGATTATGATTTCAGCAGTAGGAATAAAAAGAATCTTGTTTGCCGATATTGATAAGGTAACGGCAGACATTACCCCCGAAATCGCAAAGACTTTGATTCAAGCCGCTATCAAAGCGAAAGATGAGGTTTTGAATGTACACGGGGAAACGTGGCAGATTGAGGAAACGGAAGCCTCCGTCACTGGGTACAAGAACCAATTAACGGGAAAGAATTACCGTTTCGATGATGTGCCGGGAGAAGTATCACCCACTTTCTCTATCGGACAATATGACTGGAAGACCAAGAAAGCGTTCATGGGTGGCGATGTTATTCAGGCAACATCTAAAGATGTAGGTTGGAAGCGTGCTTTGGATAAAGTTATTATCAACAAAGCATTGTTCTGTCTGACCGATGATGATGTCTGGTTCATCTTCCCAAAATGCCGTATTGTTTCCCGTGAAGCCAATACGGATAAGGCAATTGCAATCGCTGTAAAAGGCTTGGTGCAGGAACCGGGAATTGAAGGTGTTTCTTCTGAGTATAACTACGAAGAGGGGCAGATTAAAGCTTTGCAGGCATGAACTACAGTAACCATTGTACCCACTCCTTCCGATGCGACCGTAAAGCTGGACGGTGTAACGGTCAAGTCAAAGCAGGTGAATGCTGGGGCTACCGTTCACTATGAAGTGTCGAAAGTGGGGTACGTCACTCAGTCAGGAGATATTAAAACCACTCCTTCTGAAGTTGATACCACTCTTAAAAAAGAGATAACATTGGTAAAAGTACAAGAGTGATAACCGGGGGAATGGATATGCGCCATTCCCTCTTTTAGTTTAAGAATATGAATCAAGCAGCAAAAACGGTTTCTGACGCCTTGTTAGGGCTGGATTTTAAAAATGTAGAGATAGGTGGAATCGTTTATACCATCAAACCGCCTACAATTAAAGTTATCTGTCGTGCCATTCATCATTTTTCCAATATCGCCCTGCGAGGAGATAATATCATGGAGGCTATTAAAGAGCTTACTGAAGCTACTGAAGATATGCTGAAAGGTATTTCATGCTTCATCTGCGGGAATGATAGTTTGGTCAAAGAATTGGAGAACGGCACTTTTGAA